GGATAGGGTTGCCCCTGCGTCGTGCGTTCGCTGCTTGCTTGGCTGTCTCTTGATTGAAATTGTCCTCACTGAATGCGTAGGAGTTATTTGCTGTGCCGACGTTGAAGTCTATCTGTTCGGTGCGCTTCGTGATGAGGTTCTGGTTTGGAATGTTCTGCTCTATGTTGCTGGTGATGTCGTGTGGCTGTTCTTGGAGGGAGTAGACGGAGAGGAAGATGCCCGGCTTCTTAGGATATGCGAAGTGGTTGCGTACTGTGGTCATCATTGGCTCGCCTGTTATCTCATCTATCTGTGGCTTGCCTAGTGGGTCGAGCATTGGCTCTGGATAGTTGAAGTACTGGTTCTTGTGCTTATCGAGCACCTTGTCTTTGAACGTATAGAAGCAGTAGTCATCGTTCGGCCACCACTCGGTGTATATCACCTCCGAGCCTAGCTTGCCGTCACTCATCAGTGAGATGTACGCCTCGTGCTTAGGGAATAGCTCGATGAGCTTCTCGGCAGTCACCTTCTTACGCTCTCCGTACCACGAGCTGAAGTCGCCGTATGCGTCCACATAGCCTTCTGGGTCAAAGACGTAGTCTCGTATCTTTACGTTGTCTATTGTCACGTCCTTTATGCGAGCGTCCCATCCTGGCTTTAGTCCACCGAGCAAGTCCATCGCCCACTGGCGCACCATCACGGACAGTTTCTTACGAATGACGAGCTGATCTGCATGGAACTGGAGCATCGTCTTTACCGCATCCGCTATCGCATTGCCCTCTGGGGTGTTGTCTGCCCATACTACTGGTGCTGGGTTCTTAGCGAGGGCTGCGGCTAGAAAGGTTTCTGTTGCCTCGAACTGGAGGTTGGCCGCCATCGGTATATCAGTGTCGGTGAGTGTCTGTCCTGCTGGCTTCTTGCCTTGATAGCTTTCACGTATCTTATCTACGCGTGGCTTGAGCTTGCCTTCGTAGGGAGAGTAGCGTTTCTCATACTCATCACGGAGCTTGAGCAACTCTTCGTCGCTCATGTTTACGGCGAGAGTGTCGTACTTATCTCCAGCAAGACCTTCCGGTGATTGCCCGCCGTTACCCTGTATCTTGTTAGTCTTGTTCTCGACAAGATCTGTCACGCCCCGAACGTTTAAATTAAAGGGATTAGTATCGTCCATGTTTGTTAGTTGTAGTATACGCGCACTTGTCAAATAGTGATACAACCTGTGCTGTGCATAACTTCTCTCTCGAACTCTCTATGGTGTTTTGCACAAAACCACATGACAGCCAGTGGCTTAGTGTAATCCTCATGGTGTGCCTGAGTCTTTGCAGATCCACAATGACATAGTTCTTTGACCAGTCTGCCAGCTCTAACTTCGACAAATACCTTAGACCTTGCCTTCAATTTCTCCTTGTTGTTCGCCCTATATCTACGTCCAGCCTCTCTATTTATCTCTCGCCACCTTTCTATATTTCGTTCTCTGAAAGCACGGTAGTTTCTGAGCTTCCTCTCCCTTTCCTCAGTAGTAGTACTCATACGCTTAGTATACCATAACTATCCGTTCCATGCTCTGTCGGTGTCTCTAAACTCTGACGCGTTGACGAACGTGGCGACCTTTTGGTCCTGTACTGTGAGTCCTTTCGGTACACTATCGAACACTCCTTCACCCACTATCTTTGCTGCTTCACCACCGTACCGTTGCATACCTACCAGTGCGTAGAGCAGGGCGTGGACGTAGTGGTCGGGGCCGTTACGCTTCCACACATACTCTGCGCCGTACAGACTGCGGTCGTCCTTGTCCTTCGTTTCTTTGTTGGCTATCTTCTCACGGTATATATATCCGAACTGCTCTGCGAACTCTGCCCACTCGTCTCGTGTGCCGTTCAGTCGTATACGTCCGATGTCTCGTAGCTGTTCTACCATGAGGGTCAACATGCGGTTGCGGTCTACCGATACCTTCCAATACTCCTCATTATCTCCCCAGCGTACCAGCTCTATGCTCTTGCGGTCTTTATTGTAGTAGCAGAGGAAGACTCGGCCCGGGAACTCTGCTTGGAGCTGGCGCGTGTTCATAAGCTCTCCACCTTGATCTAGCACGGCGATGCTCTTAGGGAAGCGCCGAAGGTGCGCCCGTAGTACGTCAAATGGAGTCTTTGAGGCTGTAATACCTCGCTCAGTATCGTAGAAGAATACCCCTTGCTTGTTCATGAGTACGTATGAAATGTAGTCGTGGCCTGTGTCTACGCCTATGACTGTCCTATCCTCTTGACTATTCACCTCGTCTACACAGTTACGAAGTACCACGGCTGGCTCTATCTTGTCATCGCTACCTATGTACGGGAGTCCTAGCACGAAGTTGTAGAAGTGTTGCTGGTCTTTGAGTGGGTCGCGGAACGCCCTGATGATGTCCTTTGCGCTCTTGTTATAGAGCATTAGCTGGGTGATGTGGTAGCCACTGAACTCACCTGTTGCCGTTGGTTGCCACTCCCCATTGATACGAGCGCTGTCGGGCAGCTCCTTCTTGCACTCCGAGCATATGTATATCTGACGCTCCATGTCCACGTTGTCCGGCCATGTCATGTATTGTTCTGTCTTACATGCCGGGCAGGTGATGTACCACTCCTTCTTGTCACTCTGTTGCCAGTAGACGTCTACGCCGTGGCCAGAGAGTGAGGGGTGCGAGAAGTACCACCGCATGCCTCCATCCTCTTGGGCTTGTAGGCGGTTCTCGTACTGGACTATGACGTTCGGGTCGGAGGCGTCCACCTCGTCGTGGATGTTGAGGCCCGACGGGATCATCATGGCTTGCTTGCTGGTGAACGTACCACGATAGAATATCATCGAGTCACCTACTGACTTCTGCTCTACGGTATCGTGGTCTTTTACCCAGTCCATGAGTATAGGATTCTGCGCGATGATGCGGTTGAACGAGCCACCCACCATGTCTTGCACGTCGCCTTGAGTCGGGAGGGTGTAGATGATTTGGCGTCCCAGCTTCTTTGCTACGTACAGGCTCTTGAGGGTGTTGCAAACAGTCATACCCACCTGTGGTGGTTTGAGTATCGCTTGGAAAGGCGAGAGGTCGTTATAGATATCCCAGAGAAACTTGCGCTTCTCGAAGTCTATCGGCACGCCTACTTCATTCTTTATCTTGTGCTTCAGTATCCAGAGCGCTGGCAGTCCCTCCATCGCTGCTGACACCTGTTCCTTTGTATATTGCATTGAGCTTTTGAGTTAGTTCCTCTACTACAGGATCGGTGCTGTCTATGTCTATATTCAAATTAACATGCTTCTCTGCCGCATAAGCACCTTTAAGCTTGTACGCGGTATCAAGATACTTATGCCGCACTGAATAGTCGGCCTCTTCTGATATCTTTTCTCCGTCTTCATTGAAAAACGGCTTACTCGCGTACAATCCTTCTCGATGAATCTCAAAAAGAATATCGTCTGGTAACTTCTCTTCTATGAGTTTTTGTATCTTAGGCTTCCTTATATTCGTTGAGGCTATCATCGCAGCAGTATTCTCATCGTCTGTGTCGTAGTTTTTTAGGGCAGCCTGAGTCCCATTACCTGTCTCTAGGTAGTCTTTCACGAAGCCCATTTCCTTTTTAGTCAACCTTTCCGCCATGTTCTTTTATATCTGCCTCTATCTCTTTGGCTCGCATTGCATCGAAGTTCTCTATGGTCTTGTGGATTGCTTTGACAAAAGGAAGGTTACGACCTGGGATGGTAATATGGATACGCTGACGAAGCTCACGGCGTTTCTTGCGGTTAAACCGCGTGATGTCTACCTGTTCCTTAGTTTCCATCGTGTGTGAGTAGCTTTTGTAGGCAAGCATCTGGTCCAACTTCGCGCACCTCTACAACCTTGCCGAAGCGGTTCATCCAGCCTTTCCAGTTACCATCCTCCTGCTTGATGAGACTGATTGCGTTTTCGTTTGTGTTTGGGTCGTAGTCCATGTTATTGAAGTATACCGTTATCTTGGGCTGATAAGATGCCTTTGAAGCAAGGTGTGCAAAACCTCTCGCGTGAGGTGACTTCTTTGTTTAGTTTAGCCAGACGTATCTTGCGCTTCCGAATGAATAAGCGGTTCTTCTTACAAGTGAAGCACTTCCCGTATAGTTTTATATCCATCATGGTTTGCGTGTCATTATTTCGTCCACTATCGCGTCAGTTACTGACTGCTTAGGGAACTGGATGATTACCCCGCAGGTAAGGACAGACGCGGCTACGCTCACAGCATTGCGGACTGCATTCATCACTACCGAAGTCGTGTCGACTATCCCACTATCGAACATATTCACGTACTCGCCTGTCCGGGTGTCGAGTCCCATGTTGTCTTCTTTACCGAGGTACTCTTTCATACCACCGTTCCGAGCTATCGTTTCCTCTGGTACGAGGAGTGCTTTGGCTAGGATAGCTTCGCCTACAGTCTTATCCCCGAGTGCATCCGCACAGTTTCTCAGAGAAACTCCGCCTCCAGGGACTACCCCGTCCTTAATCGCATAGTACGCGGAGTGGAGGGCATCCTCTACCTTTAGCCGGCGATATGAGAGGGCAGAATCGCTTGTTGCCCCGACGTAATACCGGGCGGTCTTCGTGTTGAGCCTTGCTACACGAAGCATGCTATCATCGCTCCCGTCAGCCTCTAATGATTTCACATGCTCCGTAACATCCTTCGTACCGTCAAGATAGGTATTCTCTTTATCTATGACGATATTTGCTACGTGTCCAAGATGCTCTGCTTTCATCGTCTTGAACGTGATTCCTGCTGCTGGGTCTATCACCGTTGCTCCCGTAGTAGCCGCTAAATCTGCGTACCAGTGGTCTTTGAAGATGGTTGGCATCTTTACTAGCGCCGTTTTGAAACCCTGTACGATACGAGTCTGCACAAGCTGTGGCACTACCGTTGGCTCATAGTCCTCGCAGAAGATGACAACCTCCTTTTGACCCGATGCATTTAGCCCCACAAAAAGTTGTTCGAACTCTGCGGCAGTTGTTATCTTTTGTTTTGTTATGAGTATCTTAGCGTTTTTCCATCGGAGTGCGTTGCTGAACTGCCCTGTCTTTTCATCCATGTCGGCAAAGTACGGGGAGGCAAGTCCGGCTTGCTCCATCGTGATTCCTTTCCCTAGTGTGTAGTGATCCTCGAAGGTCTTACTTATATCCCAGTGAATGATGCCGCCTACTCCTATCTTTTCGTATATCTCGGCGATCATCTTGCCTATGGTAGCGTCCTCTGCGGATATTGTAGCCAC